ATTCCATAAATTCTCTACTCCTAAATTAATTGCATAATTAGAACCTTGATATGGTTCAAAAGTTGTAATTTGTGAACCAATTTCTAATTGAGTAGTATCAACATGGGCTGTTGTAACATCAGTTCTTATATAATATGTTTCACTTGTTGTTGTAAATGCTTGCCCTGATGTTATTCTTGAAATAAATGTTTTGCTTTTATCATACAATGCTAATGCTTCCATTGTACTCATATTATAATTTCTACAATATGCTGTACTTGGTTTTACTGGAATAAAATCAGTTAAACTATAACCACTTTGATAAAATGGCAATCCAGCAGTATCTAATCTATAACTTTCAGTTAAATTATTTTTATTAAATAAATTCTTGCCACAAATATTAATGGTATTATCACCAGTTACTACATTAACATTTTGTGGGTAATCTGGGTTAGGTGAAGCTCCATTGGTGTATGGTTCATAAGTTGTATCTAAACTTTGTGCTATCATAAATTTAACTTTAAAATTATTAGCAACACTACCATTATCAAACCTTATTGATATACCACCTGCAAAAGCAGTATAATCTGTACCATTACAAGTCGCATAAGCTAAAGGGTTGGTACTTGATAAATTTAATAAATTAACATTTGTGTTTCTACTATAACTACTATTATATGCTCTCAAATATGCATAAGTTGTAACACTACCTCCCAACCAATATGCTGATACTCTTGTTTGCCCATTAACAAAATCAACATCTTTATTTGCAATTGGAAAAGTATTGTTATCAACTGTGCTAGTTCCATTAAATGTATAACTTTGGTCTGTACTATCATAAGTAATAGTAATTCCATTTTTTGTCAAAGTTGTATAAACACGAGGTTCTAAAACATTCTTCCCTGTTGTTGTTTCTTGTGTTGTTTCACCCTCAAATTGGCTTATTTTAAGCTTACTGTTGGCTGTTTCTTCTAAGGTAATAGAAGAACCTTCGGCACTAACATAATCTTGAGGAGCGAGTCTAATTTGTACTTTATCTTCTGGAGAAATAAATACATTGCTAGTAGCAATTTCTGCTATTTTTTGCATTACATATCTACATTGATAACCTTCAAAGGCTGGTTGTTCAGTTAAAACATAATCGCTATTACTAAACTCTTCTGTTTCTAACTCTAAACCACAAAATTCACATACTGCCTTAGCAAAATCTCCTAAAGTATATGTATTGTTTTCCCAATCTAGAGGGTCTTCCCAAGCAACATTCATTTTAATTGTATAATCTAAGCCTTTTAGTTTTAAAGCACCACTACTTACATCTTCTTCTGTTTCGTCTATTATAAATGTTCCACGTGGAACATATTCTTCTGTACCGTCTTCTAAAATTTGACCTGTATAAGCATATATTTCTTTACCTATAAAGTCATTTGTAAAGTTGTTATAAATATTAGTTTCTAAGTTTTTAGCCATTACATTGCCTACTAAACTAGTATTGTCGCAAGTCATTTCTTCAATAAATCCGTCAATTATTGTTTCTCCGTCAACTTCTGTATTAGAGTCTTTAATAATAAACTTAGCTAAAGAGATTCTAGCATTACTTTTTGCTAATTCTTTAAATTCATTACTTACTGCTTGCATATCATCACCTCTAATATTCTACCAAGTTAACACTGAAATCTTTATAAAGAACATCTATTCTATTGTTGTCGTAGTCCCAAAAGAAATGGTCTATTTTTGGTTGCAAATCACCATGGTATAACTTCATAGTAACCGTTTGCATTTTGTTAGCCCATGGGTCAAAAGCTTTTACTTGCATTTGTTCTTTGTCTAATAAAGCAAGTAAAGTTTTCATTTGCTCCCCTTGCATAGGGGGAAAGGTTAATGGTAATTTTCTAACAGAATGTTCTAGTTTGTTTCTTATCAAATAACCTTTCATATTACGACCACTATCATAATCTTGGTCATATTTTTCAAACGCAAACTCACTAGGTTTTGGATTGTTCAAAGGAGTTCCGTCTATATAAACAACTTGATATTGTTCTAATGCTTGATTAATTTGTGCTTCTGTCATACTACGCACTCACCCTTCCAGTCATATTTTGTCTTCTCATTCTTCTTCTATTTAATATAGTATCAGTCTTGTTACCACCAATATAAATTTCATTGACGTATTCTTCGTTAGTTTGAGTATTATTATTAGCTCTCATTAAAGCATTGTATAAGGCAGCTTCTAACTGTCTTTCATTAACGACATTAGTTCTACCACCAATGTCACCAACAAATTCTGTAGTATTTCCTTCACCTGCTAGGAATAATGAACCAACTTCTGGCATACCACCAGCTTCGAATCTTGGAAGTTTGACTTCTTCAACCCTGCTAATGTCTACACCTGGGATTTCATTAACGATTCCTACTACTTTATTTAATCCTTTAATAAATGTATTTATTAAGTTTTCAGCAGCAGCAAATACTCCATTGAAAATAGATTTAAATATTCCACTTACAAAGTCTACTACTGTTTGTCCAACATTTTTAAATATTTCTAATGCTCGGTCTCTAATCCATGTAATTTTTTCAATTACAGGTTTAACTATAGTGTTATAAATCCATTCCCCAAAGCTCTTAAAGAATTGCTTAACAGGAGTTATAATTTTGTCGTAAATTATTTGAGCTAAACCAGTAATAAAATTGATTATTGGAGTAATTATGTAATCATAAGCAGCTTTAAATAAAGCTTTAAATATTTCTATTATAGTACTAAATATCTCCCAAACTTTTGAGAATATTGTTCCTATTGCGTCTCCAACTGTTGTAACTATCTCTGCTACAGAATCATAGATGTATTGGAATAATTCAATTATTGTTTCAAAAATAGGTGTAAAGAAGTTAATTACAGGTTGAATTACGTTGTTGTAGATAAAGTCTGCAAGACCTGTTATAAATTCTACTATAGGAGTTAAAATAGTTGAATCAAACCAATTCCATATATCTATAAAGAATTGACTTATTGCAGCCCAGTTATCTGCTATTAATTGCCCTAATAATGCGTACAATGCAACTGCTGCTGCAATTAATGCAGGAATCCATAAGCCAAGTATTAAAGAAACTCCTGCAACTATTAAAGCTATAGCCTCAACAATTTTTAAGATTCCTTGAACAATTTCTCCGTCAATAATTTCCTTGATACCTTTAATAAGTTCTATAATACCGATTACTATTGTTGCAACGCCACCTAGAACTCCTAAGAAAGCTACTAAAGGTTCTGCAACAAAGGCTTGAAATACTTCTCCAAGAGAGCCTAAGCCCATTGAATAAGCTTGAATTGCTTCTCCAATTCCAACAAACAAATCAGTTAATCCAGTAAACGAAGCTATTTTAGTTATCCAACCCCATACAGTTTTAAGACCTCCGACTATTCCAGAAACCCACTTAATTATTTTAGATATTCCCCAAGCCCCCATTAGGATTCCAATAGAACCTACTATTTTTTCAAAATTAGTTAATCCGTCGTTCAACTTTTGAATTTCACCATTTTCGTTAATAGTAAATCCTAACCATTCAAGGATTCTGTCTCTAATCTCGGCTGCTTTATTAGCAACTTCGCCCATTTTATTATCGTAAGTTTTTAATAATTTCAAGAACTCTGGGTCTATACCTACGCTTGGGCTTGAGCCTCCACTTGCTCCTGCAGAACTTGAAGCAGGTGTTACGTTATTTAATTCGTCGTATCCACCTAACCACTTTTTAAGTTCTTTCGCTTTTTTAACTGCTCCACCAAGAGCTTTTTCTGTACCCTCTGCTATATTTAAAGCAGTATTTGCACTAGTATCTCCAAAATTTGCTTCAAATTTAAATAGACTCCCCAACCATGTAAATATTTCTTTTAATACCATTATTATTGCTAATAAAGGGGTTAAAGCTTTATATAACATTGGTAATAATACACTACCTATTGCCTTGGCTAAATCTTCTAATTGCTCTCTTATTTGCTTCATTAATTGTGCTGGAGATTCCATAGTTCTAGCAAAATCTGTTTGGTCAGCATTAGTTTGTCTCAATATAGCACTATATCTTAGCAAAGACTTTTCTGCATAACTCATTTGAGCATATGACTTTGTGATTCCGTTAGCTAACGCTTCTTGTTTTAAAGTTGCTTCCGTAATATCTATACCCCATTGTCTCAATGGTTTAACTTCGCCAGAGATACCTGCACGAAGTTTAGTAAATGCAGTTTCAACATCTTCTGTGTTTCTTAATGAAGAAGCGTCAACTCCTAATTTAGTAAGTGTTTCGCTAAATGTTAACGCTTGCTTTTCTGTTAGTCCCATTTGTGTACCTAATAAATTAAATGTACCAACTGCATTTTTAATTTTTTTATCACTCAAGTTAAAAGCACGAGACATTTGAGTTACAAATTCAGTAGCTTGGTCTGTTGTATTACCCATAGATACTTCAAACAAGTTTTGAGTTTCTATATAATCGGCATTTTTTTGTATTAAGCCTTGAGTGATTCCAGACAGCCTTCCAGCTAAACCTATAATGTTTCTAAAATTAACTCCCATTGCAGCAAGACTTAAACT